TACCGATAACTTTGACGATACATCATCTCTTACAATGCTCCCTAATGCCTATAAGGATGGTACATTATATAGTGTATTGCCTGAAGATGGTACAGGAGACTTTGACGTAGTTAGAGGCAGTAGTGCTACTAGAGTAAACTCTTTAGGACTAATTGAAGAGGTTTCTAGTAATGAGCCTAGAATAGACTACACAAGTGGTAGCCCTGTTTTATTGGTAGAACCACAGAGTACTAATTCATTACCTTATTCAGAGGATTTAACAAATTGGGCAAATAGCGCAAGTACATTGACAAATGGGTTAACATCTCCAAGTGGGGATAATTCAGCTTATAGTGTATTAAGTGGTGCAGGAGCGTCAGACAGACTATCTTTTATAACAACACTTACTGCGGTAAATACACAGCATACAATGAGTGCATTCGTAAAGCAAGTAGGTGGCTTCAATACTGCATACTTAAGGTGGGGTCATTCTGAGCTATCAAACAACATAGCAACCTTTGCCTTTGACACAGAGGTGTTAACAAATGTATCAGGTAATTCTACAGATTTGTTTGTTGAAAATTATGGCAATGGTTGGTATAGAGTAGGATTCACTTTTACTACGGGAGCAACTATTACTAACCAACAACTACAGGTAAATAGAGGTGCTAACGTTACCGCTGCTTATTGGGGGATTCAAATTGAAGAACTATCATACGCTACTAGCTATATTCCAACTACAGGAGTTATTGCCACAAGGTTAGCAGATTCAGTAACAGGAGCAGGAGATGCAAGTACATTCAATTCGACTGAAGGAGTATTATACTTTGAAGGAACTGCTTTAAGCAATGGTGGTTCTAATAGAATTATCTCACTTTCAGATGGAACTAACGACAATCTAGTGTATATTAGAATTGATAGCACAGCAAGCAGATTTAGATGTTTTGCTAGAGGTGGTGCAGGCTCATATACTTCAGCATTAAAGAGTGGTATTAGCCAAACAGATAACAATAAGATAGCTGTGTCTTGGGATAATACAAATTTAAAAATGTATATAAATGGCTCACTTGCTGCGTCTTCGTCAATAAATAATTTACCTGTTGGTTTAGATAGAGTAAGTTTTACTAGCCCTACAGGAGGTGACACCTTTGAAGGAAAAGTAAAAGACTTGAGAACATACAATACAGCTCTTACGGATGCAGAATTATTAACCTTAACTACAATATAATGATATATATTAGATACGAATTTAACGATAAGGAACAAGCTGAAAGTAAGATACTATCTCAAGAAGGTGTTAACGCAACATTTATAAAGCTTAATAAGTTTATTCTAACTGAAGGTGTATACGATAACGAAGGAGTTGAATTAACAGCTCCTATTTTATCTGAAGGGTATGCTTTAGACGTGCTTTGGAGAGACTTAGATGCTTCGCCTTATGGTTGGAAAAGCTACGAAGTAGAGCCTAGTAACCCAAAACATAAGCTTTTGTAGTCCTAAAAATCAAATTAGCATAAAAAGTGTTTTTAAATAAAGTATAAACCCTTAAATCACATTATGTTAAACGCAAAAGACACGTTACAGAAAATCGCTGAAGCTCTAAACATAGCAGCACAGCCACAAGAAACAACTGAAGTACAACCAACTCCACAACCTGAAGCAGTAGAGCCAACAAAAGAACTAATAGAAGAGCCAATTGCTGAGGTAGTAGAAGAGGTTAAAACAGAAGTAGAAGAGCCAAAGGCAGAGCCACAGATTGAGACCGAGGCAGAGCCAAAAGAAGAGGTAAAAGACGACAGAGTGGAAGCTCTAGAGAGTCAATTAGCCGACCTTAAAAAGATTCTAGCAGACGCTATGAAAGTAGAAGAGGTAGAGACACCTGTAGTACCTGAGCCTGAGACTAAGGCCCTAACTCACAGCCCTGAAGCTGAGGTTAAAACAACCGCTAAAGGAGTAGGTAGAAAAGGAACTACAATTCAAGAACGAGTATTCAAGTACATTAATAATAACTAAAATTAACAATTAAAATTCATTTAAACAATGGCAACAACAACTAGTATCACAACAAGTTACGCAGGAGAAAAAGCTTCAGGATTTATCGCAGCAGCTTTATTATCAGCGCCAACTATCGACAAAGGCGGAATTACAGTAAAGCCGAACATCAAATTCAAACAAGTAATGCAAAAGCTTGCAGTAGGAGACATAGTAGCAGACGCTTCTTGTGACTTCACAGCAACTTCAAGTGTAACACTTACTGAGCGTTATTTAGAAGTAAAAGATTTCCAAGTAAATTTGGAACTTTGTAAAAAAGATTTTGAATCGGATTGGCTTTCAATTGAGCAAGGTTTTTCTTCTTTTGACGAACTACCTAAGTCTTTCGCTAACTACCTAATCGGACACGTAGCAGGTAAAGTAGCAGCTAACGTAGAGAACAACATTTGGAACGGAACAGGAGCAGGTAAATTTGACGGCTTAGTAAACTTAATGACGGCTGATGCTGACGTTAACGATGTAGCTTTCACAGGAGTAACAAACGCAGGAAACATTATCTCTCGTTTAGGAGAAGTAGTAGACGCAATTCCTGAGACTGTATACGGTAACGAAGGACTAGCAATTTATATCTCTCAAGCAGATGCACGTTCTTACGTAAGAGCTCAAGCAGCTTTAGGTTACAAAGACCTTTACCACGTAGGACAGACTGCAATGGACTTTGAAGGAGTTAAATTATTCGTAGCTAACGGACTTTCAAGTGGACAAATGGTAGCAGGAGAAAAGGATAACTTAATGTTCGGTTGCGGTTTGCAAAATGACCAAAACTTAGTTAAGCTTATTGACTTAGCAGATATCGACGGGTCTCAAAATGTGAGAATCGTAATGCGTTATTCTGCGGCGGTACAATACGCTATCGGAGCAGAGCTTGTTCTTACAACTCAGTCTTAATAACAGACTAATTATCTAAAGGGCCTCTTTAATTAGGGGCTCTTAATTAACTCAATATCAATAACTTAAATACACAAAAATTATGGCTTGCAATATAACAGCAGGACGTTTAGAAGGATGTAAGGACGCAGTAGGTGGCTTGAACGCTATCTATTTCGTAAACTTCGGTGCTATGGGAGACTTAACTATTTCTGACGAAACGGTTACAGGAATCGCAGCAACTACACCTGACGCTTTCAAATACGACCTAAGAGGTACATCTACCTTTGACCAATCACTAACATCTAGTAGAGACAACGGAACTACTTTCGCTGAGCAGACGCTTACAGTTTCTTTAAAGAAGCAAGACGCAACTACTCACAAAGAAGTAAAGCTATTAGCTTACGGAAGACCACAAATCCTTATTGAGGACAACAACGGTACTGTATGGCTAATGGGTGAAGAGTTTGGTTCTGAAATGAACGCTACAGTTTCTACGGGAGCTAGTTTAGGGGACAAATCAGGATATGAGCTTACTTTCGCAGCAATGGAAAAAGGTTTCGCTAAGCAGTACACAGGTGTAATCGCAACAGATTTCGCAGTAACTGTAGGTATCTAATAACTACATTTGAATACTATAAGAGAGCTACCTTAATCGGTGGCTCTTTTTTTGTGTCATTATCTAGATTAAAGTGTTTTTAAATAAAGGCTTTACAAATGAATTACATTGATATAACACAGAGCAGTCAAACTCTAGACATAAACACAAACTCAGATAGTAATGTAGGGGACGCTGACTTTAGCATTTACAAGGACGGCTCGGATACTTTAATCATTCAACATAGTTCAGACATAACGTATCACAACTACTATAGCTCTATAGATTTTGACGAAGAGGTTTTAGTTGTTTTAAAAGATGAGACTCAATATAGTATAGAACTAGTAGACACAGTAAATAATAAGGTAATATACAGAGGTAAATTTCAAACAACAAGTAAAGACATAAATAACCTATCTATTAACGAAGGACAATATATTAAAAAAACCACAGCAACTAACTACACAATACTAGACTAATGAACTATACTATAACCAATTTAAGTGCTTACGAAATGCCTAAGGCTATCGAGGACAAGCTAAAGGACTACGTGGCTTACGGAGAAGATAACGACTACTTCAGTTTTTTAATACAGCAATACCTACAGAGTGCAACTAACAACGCAGCTATAAAGTCTATTTCAGATTTAATCTACGGACAGGGCCTTTGTATCGATGGTCTAGAGAAGGATAGCGCACAAGTTAAGGAGCTAAGAAAACTAATCAATCACAGAGACTTAAAGAAGGTTATACTAGAGCGTAAGATGTTAGGAATGGCAGCTATGCAGGTTATATATAGTAAAACAGGAAACAATAGAAAAGTAGTAGGTATAAAGCATTTTCCTATACATACTTTAAGACCTGAAAAAATGAACGCTGAAGGTGTTATAGAGAATTATTACTACCATCCTAATTGGGTAGACAAAAGACCTACGGATACACTTAAAAAGATACCTACATTTGGTAACTCAAAAGAGGCTATTGAATTGTTTATATTAAAACCATACATTTCAGGTTACTCATATTTCAGCCCTGTAGGATATAGCGGTGCTTTACCTTATTGTGAGCTAGAGAATGAAATCTCAGACTACTTACTTAATGAGGCTAAGAACTCTTTTAGCGGTACAAAGGTTATTAACTTCAACAACGGAGTGCCTTCAGCTACAGAGCGTTCAGCTATCTCTAACGACGTTAAGCAGAAGCTTACAGGCTCTAAAGGTCAAAAAGTAATTGTAGCCTTTAATGAGAA